GCAGGCTTAAAGCGTGATCTAATTATTATGTAGCGAATTATAAGAGCCAATTAGTGATCAATCTAAAATTACTTATAAAGAAGCTTAACTGTTATGTACGCAGCCGTACTTTGCTACACCTCAACTAAGTCAAAGCCGACAACACCAAGTCCCTGTAATGAAGCCAAAGTAAGCGCTTCATTATATCCAGTTGAAGTGGATGGTTCAGTAGCACTGTTATTTAAGAGACTATAACTGTTTGGATCCTGTACAGATATAATAATATAATCTGTAGTAGGGTACAATTCAGTTATAGTACCAGCAGCACTATTGAAAAGGACAGGAATCGATTCGGCAGTTGACGCCACGATCTTATAGTTACCGATTGGCAGCGGATCCGTTCCTTCTTGTGGCACATTCTCAATTAAGAAATTGCCATTACTATAGAAAAGATCAGTTGCAGCCAATCCAGAGAAGTCTAGTTGGAAACCTAAACCATCTCTGGGTCTGAGACGGGGAGGTCCAACGAGCCATCCGAATGAAAAATCATCGGACGCGGCCCGGAAAACCTCCACGTTATCAGATCCAGAACCGGAATAGGTCTGTACCTTATAGATGGTTGCGGAATCTTCTAAAAAGCTAGGTTGAGCCACATCAGTACCAACAATGGCACGAACGGGAACCTGGCTATAGAAAGGTACCGTAACCTCAGCAACGGGATTTACTGTATTAAAAGTTCTATGAATAAAAGTATTAGTAGATTTAAATAGTCTGTCATACAATGATGTTGTTATAGAACTAGCTTCTCTAGCAGTTGGTAAACCATGAGCTAACAAAAACTCTTGGTACCCACCTGCAGTAACCGGACCGCTATACATAGCCTTCCAACGCATTCCACCTCTAAAGAATCTATAGAGATATGAAATGTATTCAACTGGGGTGATTTTAAAGTTAGTAATATCATCGGGACTAGCTCCACCTGGATTAAAGGCGGATCCAAAATAATAATTTGGGAAGGACCAAGCAGGTCCTGTAGCTAGACTAGTAATATTCTGTGTAGGTGCAAACCTACGTGTCAAATATCTCAAGTTGGACACATACTCACCTATAGAATACTTGCAGGGATCAATTTTATTAGTGTGACTAGTTTCAAAGAGACGTGGTTTATCAACCATGTCATTGAAACCTTGATCCTGTGCAGTCCCAAGAACTTGGGCTTTAAAGGTAGGAGCGTTTGGGAGGGAAGGTACGTACCGTTGAAATGTTGGCACAGCAAACTGCAGATCCGATTCTCCAGCGATCCAAATATTAAAATGGATACGGTCGAGAACAGAATCAGGAGCACGTAACTGATTAAACACCTCTATACGGATAGTACCTATGCTAGTTTGTGATTCTACTTGGTTAGTAAGGTTGCAAGGTTGCCATTCTAAAATATTATTATAGGGGATAGAAAATTCTATCTCTGATTGATTACGTAAATCAAACACCCAGTTATACGCCTGTTCAGCTGAATCAACTGAACTGTTGAATGAACCGGGTATATAGATTATACGTACTCTACCAGAATGGTAAGCTGTCTTAGCAGCTTGTATCTTATATCTAAGGCCACCTCGCCAAAAGTTAAACATAGAAGCAACAAAAGCGGTAGTAGTGGGTTGGTAACACTTTTCATCGGGTTCGTATTTGCACCAACCGGGGGCGACAGGAAAAGAGTACAGTGAGTCCCCAACAGCTGAGGTAGTAGTCATTACAAATGAATCTACCCAACATCTGCGAGCACACACTGCACTAATATCCATATCATCCACGGAAGAGCCGAAAAGGTCACCTCGTGGTTCGATAGAGTTGTCTTGAGTACAACCCAAGACAGTACCACTATCGAGACCACTTGCATTTGTGAAACCATAAGCAGGGACTTGTCCCATTTTATAGAGACCTTTCAGGTCCTGATTCTTGGAATAACCAAAGTATTCTGCAACAGCAGCAATTGCTTTAGCAACCCAAGAAACAGGAGCTGCAACGTCAGCTATAACTGGGATATTGGTTCCTAACTTCGCTATTTCATGAATTTGGTGGAAAGTGGAGCTGATAATCCCTGAGGATTTTTGTTCAGCTTCACCTGCCACTTGCGCCTTAAACTTACTTATCATTCTATTTACACGTTGCGTAACGCGCTCCTCACCATGTTGTTCCATGGCTCGGCGCACGTTGTTAAGTACAGCGGAAGTAGGGGTTAGGTTGTTCAAAAGGCCAGAAGGAAGGTCAACTGAGATATTCGTGAACCATGCTTGTACTGTATATGTAGCATTCTCTTGGAATAGTTCATTAAGGACTACCAAGAAGAATGATCCAATATTTCCAGTCTTGTCAAAAAGTCGATAAGAGGAATATGGGGCCACATACGGTATAACCAGGTTTGCCGAATTACCAGTTGAGGCATCAATGATAACATGAGGAAATGCTGTTTTTGAAGTTAAGAAATTAGAAACATTAGCTCGTTCACCAACGTATTGTGTAAAAGGAGTAAAATAACCAAGTAACTTACCTTGTTGGAAAGTATTGGCATTTACCATAACTCTTATACAAACGTCAGCTCGGAAGAAAGCAAAGAAATTTAATTTATCAACAACATTTACTGATTTATCAAAGATAGCCTGGGGAAAATCTAAAGAAAGGATCGTATTGCCTTGTAAGGAAGATGTAGACCAAATACCGGTCGCAACATTAACGGGTCTTGACAAAACATCAACTATGGTATGAATTCTGGATTCCATAGAGTCACTTATAACAGTTGTTGAAGGAGTGACTAAATGGGGCAGACTAGCATTCATAGTTGTTGCATCATCAATAAAACCGGTAATTTCTTGCGAACGAGTTTCTGGTGTAACATCAGGTTGGGCAATAGCGTTGGAAACGTCACCAATAGTGTTCATAGAACTCTTATTGGCAAGATTTCCATCGTTGGAAAATCCGGATGTAGTTCCGGACGGACTGGAGGATTCTTTATTAGTTGTAGCAAGTGGGTAATTTTTACGTCTAGTAAGTGGTTCACTCATTCCACCTAAATGACGGGTGTTACACAGGACTTATATTTATAGACGCATCAGTGTGTAATCGAGCTAAATAGCCCTCGTCTGTTACTGCCCGGATTCGGGATTTGCTGCTCTCATACTTTACACCATAGATAGAGAGCCCTATTCCGGGAGCCTTTACCATTCAAATTCTTGTCCTACATAATCAAGATAATCATATAGGATGGGAGGGTTCGTCAGGTGGGTGTGAGCCAATTCATCTAGAATCACACTCCAGTGTTCAAAAACATCACGACCATGCATAGCGAGTTCACGATATGCATGTTCAATGTTAATGGCACACCGAGCATTGTGATCTAGATCTCCTCTGACCCACATTGTCATTTCAAGTATCGTGTCAAGGTCCAAGGGAGCAACATGACGACACAAATCTGTATCATACCTAAACTTTCTCTTTAAGAAACTAATTTCAGATAGAGAACGATAGGGTACAATATTTCCAGTTTTGTCCTCATCAGTATACTCCATTCCAATATCAGCATAACCACGGGTAATGGTTACTTGGTTAAAGATAGGGGCTATAAAGTCAGACATGTTGATGATATTATCATCACCATATGCGACCATATATACATGATCAAAGAAATAGGAGGGAGAGTAATCGGTAGTTTTACAGAAAACATACATCATGCTCAAAACATTGTAGAGGGTATTAATAACAGCAGTACCAGGATTCCCAGATGTTAGGGAATGGTTCCAACCGTAAATGTTATTACCATGTAAGTGAATGGAATTCACAATTTCACAGAAAATAACTTTACGAATCTTTCGATTTAAGTCATTGTCCGGGTCATTGGGGTCATTTTCGACATCACAAATGATGTCGCAACAAGCCCAAAGGATCTCAGCAAGTTCTGTACCATCAAAATTGCGAAAGTCACCAGCAGCAACTTTCTCGCCTTTAGAGCGCAATTTCTTGGTTAGAACTTCCCAATCAACACCAGTGGCATTAATACCAACTCCACAAAAGTTATGAATACGATTACGCATCATATGCGCAAAGAAAGGCAAATAATATTGCCTCATAAAAATCACAAAATCCATCGGACCAGCAGAGAAAACACGAGTTTTCCCAGCCTTAACTTTCTCTATAGGACGAAGTTCGTCCTTAAGAGTGTCAGCCCAAATGGTTTCCATTCTTTCTCCTTTGCACGCAAGTTCGTATCTTTTCTGTAATGCATTTATCAAATCAGGGTGATCTAAAATGTAATCTTCACCGTCTCCTAGCCATTTCCGTTTACCAGCTGTACCACCGGCTTGGAAACACCATGGAATTCCAGGCGAGGATCGTCTCTTAACAGGGGTTATAAAATCGTCTCCAGGTAAGCCCTTAATGGACTCACTTACAGTAAGAACACCTTTAAAGCTCTTATTACGTTTATGTTTAAGGAAGGATGTGAGAGCGATTCTACATCTGCGAAGGGTCATCATATCAATGGTAGGAGTGACAACACCACACTTCTTCAACCCGGTCATCAATGGATCAATACGTTCACCATTGACGACAACGGGTTTAAGAGCAGCAGGTTGTTTAAAAGGTTCTTTAACTAAACTATGGATAGGGGAAGGTCTTAATTCAGTCTTAGTGGGGCGAGGTAGTACATTGGGATACTTTCCTATAGGCATAAAATTGCCATCAGGAACGACATGTTCACCAGTATATGGTAGATCAAGTTTGATTTGTGCTTCAAAAGAAACACTCCTCAAAGCGCGCTCTATCATATTCTGCGTAATGTGAACAGCCCAAGCTTCTCCCTTGTAGCCAGCTACATGAATACCAATTACCTTACGAGGTAAACTGGGAGCTGAGGCTAACAAAGGAGCACCACAATCACCGCCACTTGTTTCAGCAAAATATCTATATCCTTGTCGTAATTGAATGACTTTACTAGTTCCATCTATGTCATCCAATACGTATTCCATACTGTCTAATGTTGTTATACTAGGGAGGGAAAAGTCGTTATACGATAGTAACCTGTTACCACCAGGTCTTCCTAAATATTTCAAGTGTGGTAAATTGCCAGGGAGTTCGGAAAATTTACAAAGATCTTCCTGTAGGGTAAATTGTTTGACAATATCTCTGTGTATGTTAATGGAGCGGGGTAATTCTATCAAGACAGCGTCGAGGTCTTCATTTCTAGACGTAGTTAAAGGAATAAATCTACATTCACTCTTCTTAAAATTAAGACCATCGATGTTGAATGGGTTTACTAGAGAGCATTCTTCATTAAGGAAATTAACTACATGGCGCACTGTTAAGATTATGCGCCCGCGAACAAATAGCACGTTAACTCGATCTTTCCAAATAGGTCCATTTGGTGTCTCTTCAACAGTTCTAATTCTATACAAATTGTTAGCTATGGGTCCATATCTCAATTCTTGGGAATTCTGGTCAAGTGCCATTTCAGCTTTTATGTAGGGTAATTCTCGTTTAGATATTTCATCAGCAATAATTTCACCTAAAGCATCTTCTACTGCAAGACATAAGGAAACCATATCATGGCGTCCCATACTGCAGCGCATCTGATAATTTTCTTCTAGAACAGGCATAATAGCACTTTCACAATATTGCTTAAAAGTAAAGCAAGACCAGCACAACGTTCCATTATCTTTGCAATTATCGTCAGATGTTACAAAACTAGGAATAGCTTCCATTACGGATTCCAAACAAACACGAGCCAAAGCGTCAACATCACAAGTGCACTTTGGACCAGAAAACCAAAACTCTGCAACAGCACGTTTTGGTTTCCGTTTTTCTTCTATTCGTGATTCGCATTTTGCTTTATCCATTTCAGCAACAACACGCCTAGGTTTCTTCTTATCTAATTCTCGGGATTCAGGTATGGGGACTATGTCAGAATGGTCACGAGGGGGAACGCTACTACTACGTCGATGCTCCTTGCGAACAGGAGTGGGTTGTTTCATTGGTCGACTAATAGCAGATTTCTTTTGTTCAGGGGGTGCGAAAAATGACTTCAAACCGTATAAAGCAACAATGCCAACAGCTATACTACCAAAAGTTATATAGTTCTTGGCAACAGTGTCCTTAATACGATGAAAAGCATCAATTATAGTTAAACGTAAACGTTCAAACATATAATCTACATAATTTCGCAGGGGTCCAACTCGTTTGTTTTCGGTCAATTTTCGGTCATAAATAGATTGATGGAGCGCCCTATAATCAACACTAGCTTCTTCTGGAGTAACAACTCGCAATAAGTCTATCTCCTTTGCTATGCAATACTCACTAGCAGCAATCATGAAATCAAAATAATCTTCACTTTTAACTGCTAATTCAAGTAGTTCTTCATTTTGAATTTCAGTGAGTATTCCATCATCAACAAGTGCAGATTTATTAAAAGGGTTAGGGGGATCTCTAGCATTTAGCCAAACAACAGATTGTATGCACCTATCTACAGTTATCTCTTCTAAATTGATTTGCGCTTTCATGGGATTGGTGGGTTTATCTTTCAAATCGTGACTCCTTTGTTGTAAACATTCTAATCTACGTTTGGATGAGTAATACATTTTATTGTACTTAGTTACACATAATTTGGAAAATTTATCATAATCAAGCCAAATTTCTTTACCTTTACTGTCTACGAGGGGTTTCTTATTCTCGTGCAAACAAAAGAGATAAACACTTTCATCTAGGGGTTTAGAGACTTTATCGGGATCTAATCTCTCAGTACCAGGAATAAGGAATTCTTTCTTAATTTTAACTTTGGCACTCAAATCCAAACGTCTATCAAATGCTTCAGGACAAGTTAAAGATGGAGTTAAATAATGGGACTCATTAGAAGTCAAAATTATAGCGCGAGAAGTAAACCGCGTTCGTGCTTTATCTTCTAAATGAGCCATGTGCAAAGGCCATGGAGCTATATTTCTGCATCGTACAATCTCCATAAATTCAGGATTAGGGGATCCTTGCACATCTTTCATTTGTCCAAAATCATCATACACACATACCATTTGGCCATGGTATCCGTCCCAAAATTCTTGTTCTACATTTCTAAAGTATGTCTCGTCCATAGTCTCACTAGCTAATCCTTCTTGGGCACAAATATCCTGCGCCAACAGATATACTAAACCAGATTTACCTACACCAGATGATCCAAACAAATGTATTATAACTGGTTCAGTACGGGGTTCAGATTTTCTAACACCTTGAGCTATAGCACGATCATATATTTTTTGCATTAACATCCAATATTTAAGGAAGGGTTCTTTATCAGGTGGGGACAATTTTAACATATCTATCTGACGTAAAAACATTAAGCCCTTATTGTAAACGCGCTCAACATCCCTAATGGTTTTATAGTCAGTAGGGATGGAATCTTGTTTACTTAAGGGGGTCAAACGCTCTACATCAAGGAACCAAAGTCGAATATCGGTCAACATACTCTCTAAATCGGTCATTTCAGGGGGCACACCAAAAAGAAATTGGTACACGGTCTTGTAAACTCTATTAAAGATTGGGGAGAAACACTCGGATAAAACACGATACCCTTGCGTTGCTCTACCAACATCACCTAGACTCTTAAGGACAGTTGTAATCATAGACTTGCAAGGCAACTTATTGGCACCCAACAAACCACAAATGCAAGTTATGAGCATAGTTAGAGCTTTAGTATTAATAGGGGTGGCTATCTGCGCTTTGAACTTGGAACCAAACAAACAAGAACAATGTTCGGAAATCCAAGTCCAAGCAGCAGATGCTATTTTCATAGGGACATTCCAAGTTAAAAGCAAATCAATGAAAGTTATAGAAATAGATGTCATATCATCAAGGTTGCGTAAAATAAGGAAAAGTTTACAAGCAGTACTCAAATACTCTTTAGTCTGGGAAATAGCCTGGGGAACCTGGTTAGATAGAGATTGGATAAAATTAGAAAGATTATCATCCATACCAATCTTAACCGTGTGGGAGTGGTCGTGGTTCAAAAGGGCTTGAGCTTTAAATTTAGATTCACTTTGAGCTACAAAACCGGATCCTAACTCGCTTTTATCGGATCCGGATGCAGCGTCTTTATCTAAAGTAAGCATTCGGTTAAAATGTTCCATATTATTCTTCTGAAGTATTTCACAAAGTTCTGCATAGGTAACATTTATGCCCATTCGGGGGTAATTTTCCATATTCATTCTATCAGGGGTAGTTCCTAAAGGAATCAAATCACACCAACACCAACGCTGAACTAGCATGAAACCATTGAATATAAAATATTCAGTCATTTCACGACAGTCAGGGCAAATCTTGGTTTGAACATCCTTGGGGGTTCCATTACAAACCATCAAACGCAAGAAACATTTAATGGTATCGTAAGGTTCATCTACATACATATTATTCAACAACTTATTACGCAAGTAAGTAAGCTTAGAATAAGGTTTATCGCCAAAATCAAGGTCCTTTATCACGTGATAAAACGCAGTACTTTGCAGATTGCGATTTATCAAGTCCGCGTCATAACTGTTCCTATAATTGATAACTCCTTGACGCGCGAAGTGTACAGCAAGATTGGAAATATCATGCTCATCTTCAAACGTCATGGGTTTATCAGTTGGAGGATCAGGTATTACATGCCTTTCTCTCTCGATGCTCCTCGTCATTTCCAACCATATTTTGATGGTTTTCAAATCGAGGTCGAGATCGGAGTAGGAGGAAGCCATCGTATTCGTCAAGAATATTATCGAAAAGTTTACGAAATGATCTACAAATTACTACAGGTAACCTCAAAAGGAATATGAGTGATTTGAAAGCTTCAATTTGTTCTGTGGAACAATTGAGTGTAATACTCTGTATATCCTTTGTGGTAACTGGTAGTATAGGCTGTGATTCAATCGTAAATAATAGAAATAAACAACGAAAAGATGGCAAAGCAGGGTTAAAAGTTTTATGAAATGGTTTATTGTTATGCAGGGACAATAGGCCCGTGAGTACACTTCTCTTGTTTTGCTTCGCGGAAGTTACGAAGTTTTAAAATCGGTACTGGAATGTTACGTC